GCTTTTGTAATAGTAAATATAAATGAATGATCAAGCTTAATTTTTCCAACTCGTTTAAGTTGAATATCATATACAATAAGATGAGTATACTTTTCGTCAATAGTTCCGTCTCTATTAGTGCCGTTAATAGAGATAAATAAGTATCTATTTAAATGTACATAAATTGTAGAAACTTCAGTCAGTACTTCAGTTTCAGTGAACGTATTTGTACTAGAGTTAAATAATGATTGTACAGTTGTTTTATTTAAAAAGTCTGAGATGTCAGCGGATATTGGCAATGAATTATCTTGTTGCACCAATCGGATATTATTGTTACTTTCAATTACATAATGTCCTATTGTATCAACCGCGCCAAAAATATTCCAAGGATAAAATAATACTCCTGTAGAATTCTTTACTGGGGTAAACTTCCAAGGATACCTAGCATTGCCAGTGTATTGTGCATAAATGATATTGTTTAAAGCATACAGATAGAATCCATTATAGGCCTCTTTCATGTATGTTACTGCATCATCGGAACTATTAGGATCAATTGATCCAGCCCCTGAAACTAAAGAAGACACAAAATCAAGTGGAGTTGTTGTAGAAGACCAATATGTAGTTAATGTATTATGGCACAATAAATAATTATTAGAGCTACAAATAGAAATAATGTCTTCTGTAGTGAAAAATCCTAGAGGAGTTACGGAGGCTGTAACATTGGTCAAAGTGACATTGTTGGAACTGGTTGCTGCTACAGTATAAATTTGTCCATTCGAACAATAAAGATAACACACTCCCCTAACAACAGCTACTGAGAATGTATTAAGATATGAACTAAATCCGACCCCTACAATTCCAATAACTCCGGCTCCGTTAATTCCTCCCGTAATGGCTCCAGATGTCCAAATATACATAGGAACATCAATAATATATTCAACAGGGCCAATAATGTAGGGCCCTGGAAGAGCAATAAGTTTAACTTTTAATTCAACTACTTTACCTATACAATTTCCAACCCCTGCAGGAACTGTCATCGGTGCAGTAGGTTTTATAAATCCAATGCTTTGATATCCATTTGCAGTAGGCATTACATTTTCAAGATATAATGCCTGAGGAATACCTGCATCTGTTTGTTCGCCTTGTGGATCAACTCGCCTATCAAAATTATTGTCTGGTCCTGGAACAATAACCGTGCGACCTCCTTCCGCAACTGTCATCGGAAACGTAGATGCAGAAAGATTGGCTCGATAAGCGATTTGAGGCATGAAAAATTACTCCCCCAAAGCACTAGCAGGAATTACAGTTCCATCGGGAGTGTCGTCTTGTTTAGACTGAATAATTTCAGCTTCCATAATCTCTTGCTTAACTTCGTATGCAAGATCAATAAACTTTCCTGGCACGTTTACGTTAGAAATAACTTCAAGCAGAAAAGAGCGGTGTTGAGCATTTTTAAGGATCATTTTAATTCCTGAGGGTTGTAAAACACTAACAAAATCTTACCAAGAAAAAAGCCGGCAAGGGAAATAATAGATAGTACCAGATAATCTGCGCGTATAAAAGTGAGTAGCTGTAAAAGATGCTGGAGTTGCTGCGGCAGAGGCTGGATTTCCACTAGCCTCCATTCCAGATCCTTTAGGAACTACTTCAACATCAATGTTTGCATCAGTGCCGCGAGCAATTAATCTTACGCTTGCGCCAGGCGTGCGATTTTGTATTTCTAAATAGTTAACTGCGTTAGGATTATGAACTAACTTCAAAATCGGCATGTTGGCAGTGCCGTTTAAATCAATTAAATTATTGCTAAAAATTAATGCAACATCGTTACTTGCAACGTCAGAAACATCAGATCGAATAGTCGCACCGTGATTTACATCACCTGCGCCCCATTCAATTGCATGACCTTTTGCCATTGCAATAGCTCGACCAGTTCCGGAATATCCATTTGTTCCTGTAATAGCGTTAGCTTGAATACGAATGCCGGTATTAAAAGTAGCATTTCCTCCAGTATTCGTAGTAAGATTGATAGCTACGCTTAGTGGGGTTGCATTTGCTCCGCCGTAACTAGGGTCTCCGCCAGCAACTAGGTGTTGGCCAATTGTAAATCCAGTCGCGGCACTCCAAGCATACGCAGTATTTGTGATTGAAATTGCGCTCTTATTTTTTAGCGCTAACTCTAATCCAAAAGCTGCGCTGCCTGCTTGAAATTGACTGTCGCCATACAAAGCATGAGAACTTCTTCCTGCTTTATTTCCAATGACAAAGCCAGCTACTGCAATACACTCAGTAGGTTCCCCTCCTGCCATATTTATATTTGTATTACTTGTAAAACCTGTGATTGCCATAAGACCGAAATCTTGGGCAACAAACAGTGCGCTATCTCTAGGAGCCCAGTTTGCTCCCGCAGTAGCATCAGCTACAAAACCTGCTTGAGTTCCAGAGCGGTTTCCAGTAAAAGCAGCTCCGCCACTTAGTTGAATACGATCTCGGATTTTATTGATTCTAGTGGTTGCTGTAACATCGGGCCAATTTCCTGAAAATCCAGGATCGACTGATGAAGATATACCGAATAGGCTTTTAACATTTTGAGTAGCTGTTCCCATAATCTTTACCAGGTGGCTAACATAGCAGGAAGGTATAAAATAGTGCCATCATTTTGCTGAATTCTAATGGTTCTATTAGCAACAAAAGAGGCAGGAGTTCCCGCCGCCGTACTATTTACTCCAAGTTGCGTAAGTCCGGAATCGTTAAAGCGAACTAAAAGAGTTCCACTGGTTTCATATTTTAGCCCAATGCCGTCATAGAACAGCTTTTTTGTGTCGTCTGCTTTAAATATAATTGGTTGATTGACGTCCATTTTAAACGCAGCAGATACAACTGTAGCGGTGGAAGCGTCAAAAGCATACGTCGTAGAAATTCCGGGAAAAAAGGAATACCCTCGTTTTACTACAGCTCCCGTATCTCCTTGAATACGAACTCCCCAAGAAGCTGTAATCGCAGCACCTGCGGGATCTCTTTTTCTAAGAACAATATCTAAACCAACACGAGCACCAAAAGGAGCTGTGTCATCTGTACCGTTTGCTGTAATATCAAACTCAGCACAGACAACAGAGGTAGTAGGATTACTTGCACTGTAATCATATATTTCAGATACCAAAGCCCAAGTAGCTCCAAGAGCTAATTTGTGGGCTTGAGCATAAATTCCTACGTTCTCCCCTGAATTACTGGAGTTAAATAAACTGGAAGTAAGGCCCCATTCAAATGAAGTGCTTGCAGAGTTTCGTACAAATGAATGTATAAGTACGCCAGAATTTACAAATCCTGGAGTTCCTCCGACATAGTTTGATTCTCTCCTAAAGTAGAAAGAGGCTCCGTCGGTAGCTCTACTAGAATTATAATGAACTTGTTGTTCGGCTCCGGCAGCCCCAGTAAAAAATCCTGCTGCAGATAAACCAGCTCCACTAAGTACAGCCCCAGCTCTAGCGCGAAGTACTTTATTTCCGACAATGGAAGCGGCTGAAGAAGCTGTCCAACTGCCAGGAGGAATTTCTGTATGAAATCCAGAATCTATTGCAGATTGAAGCAATGTGGAGCAGTCTACGTTTTCAAGTGCGCCTTTGTCTTTTATAGAAATCCACGAAGTTTCACGAACTTTTGTTTGAATATCTCTAGCAACGGAATTTGCTCCGGCTGCTATATAAGAAACAGAATCGCCTGCAAGACCAAAGTTTAAGGGAATTCCGGCGATTGCTACTAGATTTACTGGGAATAAAAAAGAACTGCTTAGTGTAATTGAAGTACTGTTTGTTTGTACATAATCAGAGAAAAAGAATCCATCAATAAAAATGTATAAAGAATTTGTACCAGGCGAATACTCAAACGTAGTAAAAGCTACGACAGTTTGGCCGGCTACTATAGTTTGAGACTCTTGAGCTCGAGTTACTGACGATCCTCCTGAGGGTATATTACTTCCTGGATTCCAAATAGATGCAGTCACATTGACTCCTAGTATCCGTTAGCTAAAATGCCAGATGTGCGAACTTCTGTTGCAAACTGTAGAGCTAATCCAGTGTACGCTGCAAATTGTTCTGTATCTCCAACAGCCTTAAATACAGAGGCGGCTGCTTCAAAAATAATTGCAAAAGGATGATCTAATGCAATCCAAGAGCTGTAAGTTGCAGTAACAACGTCTGGATTAATATAACAACCAAATATTACATATTGAAGTTGCGTAGAGGAACGAATTTGAATTGCGTCCCCTGCTACATAACAAACATTCTCTCTGTTTAATTGATAGTCGTCTAAAACATTGTCTGGAATAATTAAAGAAAACACAACTCCCTGCTCCGTGCCAGCTAAGTTTGTTTTCTTTAAGTATTTAAATGCGCGATATCGAGGAAGAAGGGTACGATATTCTATAGTCTGTAAATATTCTGCAGAAGAAAAAGCAACTCCAGTCTCATATAAATCTTTGTAGAAAAAATCCATTTGATGAAGTTTTAAGGTAGCTGACCGAACAGCAAGCGAAGTTTGAGCCACTAAATCAGGGCGATTAGTTAGTGTATAAACTTCAGAAATAAGTTCAGTCAGCGTCATTTTTTACTTCCCGGCTAAAGCAATTAGACGAGCGGACGTTGAAGTACCATCTCCACCAAGAGCTACTGGGGCAATACTTGTAGTAGATGCCGCATTAAGTTTACTTTGTTCTGAAGTACCCATATCATTCTTAGGATTCAGATTTGCTTGAAGCTCAGCTTGAAATTCTTCGTAGAATTTCCTTTTTAATGCTAGCATTGGATTCTCTTGAGAGGCTGTAATTGTGCGAGCATTTGGATCAATATACATTTGAGGATGTCCGCCAGCTATTTCTTTATCAAGCTCTTGAATATAGTACGGGTTATCTGTTGCAAACATGCCTCCTTTAAAATCCGCCTTGTGGCCATTTGGAAAAACAAATGAACCGAACTTAAAGGTAGATTTATACAAACGCTTTTCAGCTTCTGGAGAGTCAAGATTTTCATTCATAATAATTTCCTTCTGAGGATTTATGGAAGGTATAGTTTTTTATCAGAACCATACCAGAAAACTGATTCCCTCAGGAGGAACTTAACCAACAGCCGCTGCGGTCAAGTTCGTAATAATTGCATTTGCAGGAGGGTTCTTAACAACACAAGTCAATTCAGTTGTAAGAGTGCCTCCAACAGCATCAATACCTTGATCCACTGCTGTACCGCTCATATTAAATTCTTGTTTCATAGTTTTGCGGCCTCCTAAATAAGCGACGCGGAAAGTAGACAAGTCAACTGCAATGGCGTATTTACTCCAGTCGGCGTTAGAATTAAACAGCGGGTGTTCAATCATTCGGAAACTACCGCGAGCAATATTAAATTGACCAAATTGCAGGCCGTAGCTAGTAGCGCCGTTTTGAATGTAATACGTAGAATTCAAGCGACCAATATTATTGATAACTTTTCGTGCTCCGCCTCCTACAAATAGAACTCGCTCATTACCAACTTTCGGATCAGTAGCCTGATTAAAAGTAGGGTCCAAAGCAGTCTCAAGCTGCGTAAAGTTTGTAGTAGCGCCAGCCGTTGTATTATTTACAACACCGCCATAACTAGCAGGATAGTAGGCAGGATTAAGAATGATATTACGCAAACCATCCATTGTACGGAATGGCTGGCCATTACGAGTGCCTTGAGATTTAGTACCAAAGAACAGAGCTTTTTCAATATCAGCAGCGTGGAAAGACGCACAGTCCATTCGATTCTCTGCAACTGTCGTATCGCCTGCAATAACTTGAGTAGCTTGAGCAGAGCCAGAAAGTGCCCACGTATTACGAAAGATTTGCGTGAAGTTTGTAATGCGAACAGGATTAATTTGAAGCGCATTCGGACGAACCGAAGATTCTTCAAAAGCATTACCGACTTGGTAAAAATTCACATTGTCTGCAACAGCTCCTGGAGTAGAACCAACTCCTCGAGTAACTGAAAGTTGAGTTGCAGAAATAATCGAATTGATGATAACAACTTCACCAGTAGATTCCGCGCGCATCAACATACCTGAAGCCAAATCTGCTGTAGTTGCTACAGTAAAAGTAGTGTCAGTAGCATTGGCAACCGCTGCGTCCAAATTAAACATAGGAAACAACATGGTTTTTGTAAAAAACCCGTGCTCAACTTGTGCAGCAGTTTCAGTAGGCAACATCGAAGTCAGGCCAAATAGAGGCGCTTGGCCATTTGGCATGAGTCGAGTAATCATCGACGCAAATGACTTTACTGCAAGATCTTGAGTAAAGCCGCTAGTGCTAAAAATACCGGTAGTCATTTAAAATTCCTTTAAACAATAAAAACAGGTTTAAATAAAGTGAATGAAAATTAAAGAACTCGCCATTCCACTGTGGTGGAGGACAGTTTAGTAATTACAATAATAGAATAAGTGTTGGCAACCGTAGTTGCGCGGCCGGCCAAAGTTACACCAACCCCAGCAACATAAGTGGCAGCAAAAGCAGTAATCACTGAAATAATTACAGTAAAACTATCACCAATATCCATATCTGGATTTGCTGCAAGCAATAAAACTGCTGTAGGCGTGGTAAGCTCTCGACCCGCGGTAAATCCAGTAAATTGAATTAATCCGCCAGCTAGTTGTGCTACGGTCAGAGTTGCAGCAGCATCAGTCGTAACAACTACTGGAGTAAAGAACGCCAACAAACCATCACCTGCCCTAGCAGGACGAACAAGAGTAGCTGCACTAGAAACTAAAGCACGAAGAAAGCCCATGATATATTCCTTGAAGTAGTATTAATAAACACAGAAAGAATTAAGTTTTACCCATCGCATATGCATCCCAATCTTCTTCTCTGGCTGAGGTTTTAGATTCTGGCTTAGCTGGATTAAATTTTCCGGCTGCAGAAACCATCCACTCTTTGGCCATGTCATTTAATTCAGTTGCAGTTGCGCTGGGGAATTTTTGCTCAAGCATCGACTGAACTGCCGAAATAACTGGAGCTACTGAGGGGTCTTTAAATGCGGCACTTTGAGAATGTAATCCATCCCGCATTTGTTGTTTTTTTACCATCGAAGGAACTTGATTTGCAAATTCCATCTTGGCTTTGTTTACTGCTGTTTCAACCAATTTTTGGGCAACTACTGTAGATTGTCCATAAACTGTTTGAGCAGTTTTATTCAGGAGTTGGGCAAGAGCTTGTACAGCTTCTTCTCCTCCAGCAGATATTTTCTTGAGACTTTCCTGATCTAATACTTTTGTGAAATCAACCTTTCCGGCTGCTTCCATCATCTTTTCAGGGCTTAATCCAGATTCTGCAGAAGAATTTTTGCTTTCATCCTGTTTAACAGGTTCCCATAAAGTAGCAAACTTGTCATCTGGGGATTGTTTAATAGGGCCTTCTGCCGCATTGGGAGGTACAACTCCATTAGGAGCAGTTTGTTCTGAAGAGCTTGGAGAAAGCGGAGCCTCGTTTGTATTAAGGTTATTTGTAATTCCAGGAGGAGCAGGCGGCGCAGCAGGAGTAGCGGCTGGGCCAAAGATTTTTTGCATAAATGACATGATAGTTTCCTGAGAGATTTAATGATCCAAGGGAGTTTGAATTACAATCGTCTGAGCGCCCGGATCAAATTGTGTTTCCGCTTCAGAAGACAGTTGAATAAGATACTGTAAAGATTTAATTGATCCTTGCAACTCTGCCTCTCGTTGAATAAATTGATTAGGGTGCGCAGGATCAAATTGAAGAAGGCATTTCTCAGAGGCTAGAACACAAATTTGATTTTGGATTACCTGCTTTTGAACCCCTGAAAGAAGTGTTCCTTGTACAAATTCTTCAGGAGAAATAATCCAAGATTGAAACAAAGAATCAGGATTAAGTTGCGCCATTTGTAAGACCTCCGTTTGAGCTTCCAGAAAGTTGTGCTTGTCCTTGTGCTTCAGGATTTTGCATATTTGGATCATATCCAAATTGTTGGGGAGTAGGCATTGGAGTTGAGATTTCCACTCCTTTTTCAGCTGCTTTCATTGCTACTGCGTTCCAAGCTCCTAAAGCTTGTTCATATGATTGTTGAGCAGGAGATTTTTCAAAAGGGCTAAGATCAACATTTTCCGCTTTCATAATATAAGAAAACAGCGGACCAATATTGTATGCTCCTGCAATGGCTTGAGAAGTTCCAATAACCTGCATTCCCATTTTTAAGGCATCAGACGAGATTACTTTCTCAGAAGGAAGTAATCCATCCGTAACTTTGAAATTCAATACAGCTTTACGAAGCTCTAAAGGATCGATCTGAACATTTTTTCTTTGAGAAGGAGAGTAGATTGATCCAGCCCCCTGGTACTGAAGCATGTTTAATTTTAATACTTCTTTTATTGGAGTAAACACCTGAGCTTCATATAGAAGTGCAGTCATTTGATCCTGAGAAGTAGCATTAGACATTGTGGACGACCACTGGCCGTCAGTTTTATTTCCTTTAACAAATTGACCCTGCCGAGCAGGATTCTGCCCACCAAGAGTACTTGCAAAACCTGCCAAGCTTTGAATTTCCTGCATAATAAGACCAGATTGATCATCTCGATATGGAAACTGATAAACTGATTCTCCTACAGGCTTTCCATAAGCAGCAGGACGCACAGGAATTTTAGCTGAAGGATTGGGAGAATTAATGTGAGCTTCAGAAACTCGTGAAGGATCATAAAGAAGCCTGTCAGTTACAGAACGCCTACGCGCTGCAAGAACTGAATTCATTAGTGCGGATGAAACCTGCTGAAAAGGCAGTGCATCCGAAGCCAAAGATTTTGTTTGATAACTCAATCCATCTTCAGCAGGGCAACCAAAAAATACTGGGATTTTTTCGTGCGCATTTGTTTGTCGCTCTGCATAAATAATCACGGAGTGATTTACAATAATTAGCTTCCAAACCTGAGGAGTATTGGGAGCAGGAACTCGAAGTTGAAAATCAGATGGAATTATTCTGACATACTCCGTAGAGACTTCGTATACGCCTCGATAATTAATCTGGTTTGATCCTAGAGTTTGGTTTTTCATTCCAATCCACCCAAGCCAATCAAACGATCCTAGAGTATCTGGATCCATAAGAGCATTTGGATTTATGGCAGGTAAATAGTAAGAAGATCCATAAGCTCCAGCATCTCCCACATTAAGAAGAGAAGGAGAAGAAAATGCAGGTATTACATTTTCAATAATTTTATTTGAAAGAGAATTAATGAAAGTTTTTAGTGCTGTGCGAGACATGATCTCTGTACGTCCACAGAACTCTCCTTTAGTAGGAATATCATACGCCTCGCATCGGGAATCAAAATATGTATTATATGGATCCCAGCGTTTAAGACAATTACCTTGCCAAATAACCTCTTTAACCCTAGCTTCTGCCCCTGCTTTTAAAGAGAGATCAGTTTCTAAAGCTGCTGTGGCCACACTGTGCCAAGCAACTTCAATAGCTGAAAGGTTATATTTAAAGCCATCCCCAAAAAACAATAGAAGCTCTCTAGCCCAAGCTCCGCGAACAGAATTCTCTTCTATTACTGCTTGCATTTGTTTAGCCGCAGAAATGAATTGAGGATCTGAAACTACCCCAAAAATAGGGTAGTCAGTTAAAAATATAGCGGCTTGGTAAGCTTTAGCTGCTTGAACTTGAGGCTTGATAATTGGAATTGTGACATTCTGGATTTTATTCGAGTCGCCATATGCATTTGCAATTTGCGCCCGTCGATTTTCTATTGTGTAGTCCTGTTCACGAATGTACGCTAGATCAATCTGACGCATCTGTTCGCGAATATTCCACTGCCTATCAACTAAAGTTGATGCAGTTCTGTGATATTGAATCAACCCCTCTTGGGTAGTTTTTGAAAGTGGAAATGTTTGGGTTGCGGCCATGTGTGGAATGTCCTAGTTATTTTTAAGAATGGAGAACAGCTTTTACTTAATGGAGTCTTTTACAGCTTTTGCTCTAACTGCTGCGTCAATAATTGCTTTAATCACTGGATCGTCGTCCAATTTGCCTACCGCATGTTTGTCTAAAATGAGGTTTGAAATATTTTCTTCTACGTAAAATTTAGATGAGTTAGGAACTGTAGTGTAATCTTTTGAATTAAACATACCTTCTACAGCCCTGGCCTCTGCTTCTCCAGCAAGTCTTTGATAGTTTTTAAGGCTGTCATCTTTAACAGCACTTAGTTTATGATATGCATTAACTATTTCCTGGTGCCTGTCATCTACAGCCTTTTTAGCTTCTACTCCTGAAGTGTTTTTCCATTGCTGTTTAAGAGTATTTCTTGCATCCACTAACATAGACAATGCATCATCTAATTTCTTGGGATTGTTTAAAAAGTTTTTTGGGTTGCCGCCCGAAGGCATGTCAAAAGTATGTTGCATTGAGTGTTGAACTTCGTGCAATAAATTAGAAATAAATTCTTTTTCACTATTTGTAGGTCCTATCATAATATGTCCACTGTCAGGATGAAAGGAAGCATCATTAAATCCGAAGGCTCCCCTTACAGGAATATCAGCAGATCCAGGTACCTTAGAAAATAATTCTGGGTGATCAATAAGTCTAGATAGCGGAGTATCTTTCCATGTATCTAGAGCAATATCTGGCCCACCTTTGTTAAGCTCGAAAATATCATTGAGCTTTACATCTTTGTCTGAAATAACCGTTCTCAAATCTTCTACCAGAGGCGCTGAGAATATGCCTGTTTTAGAATATACTTCTTGAGCATCTGCACCTGATTTCAATGCTTTGCTAGCTTCTCTAATCTCTTTAAAAGATTTTATTCCAAGAGCAGGAATAATTATAGCTTTTGCTCCTGTCCCAAGACCTTGAGGAGAAAATAAGCCACCAAGTTTTTCTTGGCTTGACCCAGAGCTTTTAGATCCTGTAATCTTTTCAAACATCTGAGAAGATCGATCTTTTTCTCCTAGATAGTTTGTGTCTCCAACAATCTTGTCTACAATATCTGCAATAAATCCAGGAATATCTGTGGTAACAGCTTTAAGCGTTCCGCGGGCAAAATCTTTTAGCCTAGTTTGAGTAGCAGCCGCTTCAATGTTTTGCTTAGCTATTTTGTCTGCTAATCTAGCTTTATGGGCAGCTTCAATACTTTTAGCAGAATCCATATTGGAATTGTTCAGATAATTAAAAGGAAGAGGTTTCTAATACAGAGAGCACTGGAATTGCTTTAAACTCTTGCATTTCAATTGTGAGCAAAGATGCAATAAGACTTCCATACAATTCCAGTACTTTTGGGGCATAGGTAATTAAATCTAAAATACCGTCCACATTGTTTGTTTTTGTGGCATTAAATGAATTGATTTGTGAAAACACCTGTTGACGAACTGCCTGAGTAAGATACTGCTCTTTAGCAAGCAGTCCTTTAAACATCTCTAAAATTCTTGAATTTTTTGATCTCTGACCTGAATAGATGTCAACACAGTGAATTCCAATAATACCGCGCTGCTGACAAATAAAATTAAACCAATAAAGGAGAGAGTATTGATAAGCGTTTGACTCGCAAGCCACTAGGGCGCAGTTGTATTTGAAGCATAGTTTAAGTGATTCATCAATAGAATCACCAGGGGACAGTCGACCTTCTTTTATTTCTCGGCATACTGCTTTTCCATCCCAAATTTCAAAGTACCCAATTGATACAGCGTCTGAGTTAGCTTTATCATTTGATGGATCAATTACTATAAAATTACCTTGGTGAATTGATCCAGATGCAATTTCTTCTTCATAAGGACACTGAGGAATTTTAGATGTGTCTAGAAGCAAATTGACAGAAGCGTTTTCATCATTCAATACCTCTGCATAGAAAACCTCCGGGCGACCCGAAGAAAGATCATTTTGAAATTCTTTTTTAAGCTGCTCAAGAGGTTGAAGTTCTTCCCAAAGAGATTCAAATGTACCGTCACTGCGTTGAATAATTCCGCCGGCAATGAATTTCATCCAAGTAGGATTAGATTTTAAACGCCGAAGAATACTCCACTTTGTGGGATACATATTCCCAATAAAGATGAAGAGACATCCATGAGGCGATTTAGCCTTCATAGCTGTACCAATAAGATCTGTCTCTAATTGAAGAGACACTACATCAGAATCAGCGTCTTGTCTAGATTGAATGTCATCAAATAACATTACGTCCGGACGCTGGTGTTTTACATTTAATCCTCGTACAGTTTCTACAGTGCCTGCACAAAGAATTATATTTCGACCTCGAAAGCCGAATTTTTTCATTACAGCTTGATCAGTTTCAAGCCCTATTCTCCAATCTCCAAAAGCTTTTTTAATGTTCGGCTCATCTAAAAAGTCGCACACATCGGATAAGATTGCCACTGCTTTCTTTTCATTGTGTGCGCAGATTAATATGAAGGTGCGTTTAGTAAAAAGAATTACATAAAGCAGAAAAATTTTTGCAAAAGTAGTTTTACTAAAACCTCGGGGAAGTCCAATAGCAAGCTGAGAGAAGTCTCGCTCTTTGTGAATGTATGATAAAAGCCAAGCCCAAATCTGTTGAAATACGTCAGGAAAAAAGTAACGAAAAATTGATGGCAATGCAAGAGCAGCCAGGAAATCTAAAGAAGTCTTGGCTAGTTCTTGGATTTCTGCTAAGTTAAATGAGCCTTCAATAGTAGATTCGGCAGGAGCAGATTCGCTTGAAGACGGTTCTAACTCTAGCGCCTTAGAAAGATCTGTATTTACATTAAGCTTTGTCATTATTTATGGTTTTGCTTTAATAAATAGGTCTCTTAGCTAAAAGAGTTTTCATGGCAAGCAAGTGCACGCGAGCCGCTTCTTTATTTCGTGCAATTAACTGCTCTTGTTTTTGAACAAGTTGGGCTGCTTTTTCAAGTTGTTTCATATGAATAAAAGTGATTGCAGACATGATGTTTATCCGGACTGAGAATTGTTTGGTACAACTACAGCTGTTATATCAACTACCAAGTCTTTCATTTTACCTGACTGTATAGTAAGAAGATCTTGTTGACCAGCTTTGATGACTTGATTTTTTGCGTTTGTTTGAAAATGCTGCACAATTTGTACTGGAATTGTAAGCTGAATTATCGTATGCTGCTGTGCAAGAGATTCCGGAGCGCTTTGGCCGCGTCTTTTTGCAGAGTTTATTGTTTGATATGCACGAATGAGTTCAAACGGCTTATATAAATGTGGAATAATGTTTTCAAGCTTATCCAATAAAACATCTTCAAGTTGATCTGCTTTGTTGTCTCTTTTATTGTGAGATAAGAGATTGTTAAACCTCTTTTCTGCTACAAGGGTGGAAAAATTCTCATCCGACAAAAGCTGAGAAATTCGTGAAACTGACAATCCAAGCGCACTTGCGGTTTGTTCCGGCCCAACTCCAGCCCCCAAAAGCTCTAAAGCCCTGGATTCTGTAGAAGACAAGTTTTGGATTTGAAGAGAAGTATTTTCAGTCATAATATAAACAAGGAAAGAAGTAGAGGCCGCATTAGGATAGACTGCCGGATAGACTGCTGTGATTATGACATAAAAAAGTTTCCGAACTGTCGGGGATAGTGAATTACAGATATAACAAATATGAATCACAAGGACACTCAAAAAAATTTAGTAAAATCTTAGAGGTTGTTTAGGATAGAGCGGCTACAAAAACCCAAAAAAGTCCCTTGGGGGTGGGAAAATCCATACAGTAGTGCGAATGAGAATGATTCGTGTTCTCATTTACACTCTCATTTACACCCTCATTCGCATTGGCGCCAGCTGGCATACATGCAATATAGTGCAGGTTACATAGTGTAAAGGCATTATAGTTCATTCACACATTGTAACAAGGGAGATAGCACGGCTAAGTCGTTGATTCTATTGGTGTTTTCACATTGTGGAATATCGAGATGTCGAATTGTCTTACACTGAGCAGGGTGGAAATTGTTACATATGCGCTAAGTTGTTGATTCTATTGACTTTTTTGGGGTTGGCACGCGGACTGCTATATAGATGGTGTTGGCTGGCCTTTTGTTTTAACTAGATTTAGGTTAGCTG